CAGAAGTTTTACGAGAAGATTAAACAAGCTACGTATAACTGGTTCAGAGCAACTTTTTATTACAATTTGTATGTAGATAGAATCAGTCATTACGTAGTTGACTCTTCCACCCAGGCAAAAATGGTTTTACGTCGTTGTGGAGAAGCTGTGCGAACAAAGCTTGGGACACCTGAAATCTGTTATGCCATAGTATCAAGTATTGTTTTAGTACTTGCTGCTTATGGTGTGTACCGGTGGTTTGCTGGTTCAATGAAGAAAGAAGGTGGCATGAGCTCTAAAATGGGTAGACCTCCAGAACCCAAACATGAACGCGAGTCGGTTTGGCGAAAGGAAGATTATGAGGTTTGCTCATTTGATGTTGGCACACTTTCCAAGTCCTGGAATAAAATGGATAGAGAGGAGTTAGAGCGAATAATTCTACGTAATTGTGGTTTTCTTCGTTATTTTACTCGATCAGACTATTGTAAGACCGCTAAAGTTATTGGTTTAGGTGGACAGTATTTTTTAACTACTGCTCATCAAATACCGGAATTTGAGCGGACTTTAAACTGCCAAATTACCCGATCAGATATGAAAGATTGTATAAATAGCAATATCAGTTTTAGTCTATCCAAGAATGATATTGAAATAGATGAAGACTATGATCTAGCTATTATACGTATCCGTAATGTTCCTCCATTACGGAATATAGTTTCATTATTTGCTCGCGAAAAAATGAGGTCTTTTGTAGGAAATGGGTTCTATATTGGAAGAAATTCTGATGGGACTCGTTTCTCGCGGGAAGTATCCGGGATACATCTTGCGGATTACAAAAATGAGGAACTCAATAGATACACCCGGAACTGGTTTGGTAAGGTAGAAGAACCAACATCACAAGGTGATTGTGGAGCTGCCCTAGTTATTGAAACTGGATGGGGTCCTGCTATTGCTGGTATTCACCAACTCGGTGCGAAGCGCTGGTTTGGTATGAATGATGTTGGGTCTCTGTTTATAACACAGGAATATCTGGAAGAGAAATTAAAGGGTAAATATTTAATTTCACCTTCAGAACCTATGTTTGATGCAGAGACTGCTTCTGCTGGTAAATTGGCTCCCCTCCATATTAAGAGTCCTGTGCGTTATATTCCGGAAGGAGAAGCTAATGTTTATGGGTCCTTCGAGGGTTTTAGAACTGAACCCAAATCTGCTGTTCGGCCATCGATTCTAAAAAAATCGATGGAGGAGCGTGGATATGTTAGTAAGTATGATAAACCACAGATGAAGGGTTGGAAACCTTGGCATATAGCATTATCAGAACTTTCGCAGAATACTACAAATATAGATTCGTCTATAGTAGATGTCTGTGTGGACTCGTTAGTTGATGATTGGTTAAAAGTGGATCCTAAGTGGCTTAAAGAACTTATGATTTATGATAACCATACCGTTACTAATGGCTGTCCAGGTGTTCGCTTTGTAGATAGAGTTAATATGAAATCGAGTAGCGGACATCCTTGGAGGAAGTCAAAAAAAAGTATTTACTAGAACCATTCCCAACTGAGGCAGAACCAGAAGCTGTAACCTTTAAACCTGAAGTTATTAAGCGTGTTGATGCAAGGATGGAGAAGTATCTCAGACATGAGCGTACTTATCCAATTTTTGTTGGAAGTTTAAAGGATGAACCTCTTAAGAAAGAGAAATGTGAGGCTGGCAAGACTAGAGTGTTTATGGGAGCACCCATAGACTTTACTTTAGTTATGCGTAAGGCTCTCTTATCTTTCGTAAGAGTTATGCAGAAAAATAAATTTATTTTTGAAGCAGCACCTGGTACTGAAGCTCAGTCAGTAGAGTGGGATTGGTTATATCAATATCTAACGCAGCATGGTGAGTCCCAATGTATATTTGGAGATTTTAGTAGATATGATATAACCATGAATGCTATATTTGTTTTAGCAGCTTTTGAAGCCATCGTACGCTTCCACGAGAAAGCTGGATGCTCGAAAGAGCACCTAGATTTGATTCGTGGTATAGCATACGATGTTACATTTTGTTTAGTTGATTTTAATGGAGATCTTATCGAATTTTTTGGTAAGAATCCATCTGGTCAGGCTTTAACAGTTATCATAAACAGTATAGTTAACTCACTCTATATGCGTTATGTATATTATATGGTTAATCCATCGAGCGAGATTGAGACATTTAAAGAAAATGTTAATCTCCTAACTTATGGAGATGACAATGGAATTAATGTTTCAAAAAGAGCTCCGTGGTTTAATCATTGTACTATACAGGATGAATTAGCAAAAATCGGAGTTACGTATACAATGGCTGATAAAGAAGCTTTATCAGTCCCTTATGTGCATATCTCTGATGGATCTTTCTTGAAGAGGAAATGGAGATTTGAGAGTGAAACCCAAACTTTCATGTGTCCATTGGATGAGGAATCGATTGTTAAATCTTTAATGATTAATGTGAGATCCAAGTTTTTGTCTCCAGAAGCACAAGCTATGGAAACAATATATACTGCTAATAGTGAGTGGTTTTGGTATGGTCGTCTCGTATTTGAAGAGAAAAGGAAAATGCTCCTCGATATAATCAATGAGAGGAACTTAGTTAATTTTATGTTTAGAGATCTTGAAACATGGGACGAGTTAATGCTCAGGTATAAGACTAATTCTCTTAATTTTCTTAAGGAAAATTCTCCTCCTGACTTTATACATTGTAAATATCGTTTGGAAGGTGGAAGCTTTGTGTTACAAAGTGGATCTGAGGAAAACAAAGAGGAAGAGCCTTTACACTGGGGATACTTAAACTGGCCCCGAGAAGAATTATCTCCTCGAAGTCAGAGCGGTTGGGACTTTCCTTTATCAGAGAGTCCCATATGTCCACGCTGTCACTTGAATGGTTGTGTTTTTGCTGTTTTTCAGGATAGGATATCTCTTAGGAGATGTCATCACTGTTTACGGTGTAAATCAGCCCAAGGTTCTGGCTGGGCATGTCCTAATTGTGAGCGATATGACTTATGTGAGCGTTGTAATAGATTTAGTTCAGATGTTCAGTGTACTACTGATCATGAAACAACATCTCGCTATTGTCATATGTGTTCTAATTGTCGACGTGTTGTCAGTAGGAGACGTATAGTGACAGATTGGTTCCTGGGGAAACGAAGGAGACCGAATGGCCAGAATGGTGATTCGGGACCCTAGATTCCTATTGGAACATTGAGGCGTCGGAGAACGTCTCCCTGTTAGGTTATTAGTATCAAAAGCCAAACTCCCTGCATTGACATAGTTACTACCTACCTCTTAATGTCCTATTTGAGGTGGGGGAGTGGATGTCTTTGTATTACGAAGGAGTTCAGACTCCTCCCCTATTTAGGGGTGTGTTTCGTAAGCACAAATTTGGACAAACCTCTCACGATGACTGAGCCGTAACGTGAGTTGTATATGGCTTGCTACAAAACTTAATGATAATAATATAAGTGGAGTACCTCCTGCCACGGAAAGTGGAGGTAATGAAAAAGATGAAGTAGCTCAGAGTACATCCCGAATTGGATTGGGCAACAGTGGAACGGTTGTTCAAAGTCAAACAGCTGAGTTCAGAGATGAACAAAGTGGTGAGGTTTTGACATTTGCTCCACCTGCTTCCCAGGCCTTTTCTGGTGATGATCAATTGAATGTAGCTTTGGGTGAGTTCTTAAAAAGACCTACTTTAATTAAAACGATCAGTTGGACTGAGAGCACTTTTGCTCAAACATCCTTCGATCCTTGGACACTCTTTTTAAGTACCTCTCAGATTCGAAGTAAAATTGATAATTTTGCTTTTCTAAGAGGAAATTTACGTATTAAGGTAATAATGAACGCTGCCCCATTTTATTATGGTGCGTTACTTTTTGCCTATACGCCTCTTCCCTTAGGTTCACGTGCAATTGATGACACTAAGTCGAACAATCTTATTCCCTGGTCACAGCGACCCCACATCTGGATTTATCCTCAATCTAATTCTGGGGGAGAAATGTTTCTCCCTTTTTATTATAATCAGAACTATCTAGATGTTACAGATGCCACAGTTGTGTCGTTTATGGGTAAGATAACTGTTGTTCCTTACGCTCAATTATTGAGTGCTAATGGTGCAACATCAAATGGAGTCACCATTCAGGTATATGCTTGGATGGATGATCCAATCTTAACTGGTCCTACAGTAAAGTTATCACTTCAGGGTGGTGATGAATATGGTAATGGTCCAGTGTCGCGACCAGCAACGGCACTCGCAACAGCTGCATCGTATCTTAGCAATATTCCAGTTATTGGAAAATTTGCTAAGGCGACGACAATTGGAGCGAGTGCTGTTTCGAGTATCGCATCCTTATTTGGATTTACTAATGTCCCGGTAGTACAAAATGTAAACCCATTTAAGAATCTTCCTTTCCATGATCTAGCATCAGCTCATATTTCGGAACCTACAGGTAAATTCACCTTAGATCCGAAAGGAGAGTTAAGTATAGATCCTGGGCTAATAGGTCTCACTGGAGATGATGAATTATGTATACCTAAGTTGGTATGTCATGACTCTTATCTTACCAGTGCGACTTGGAACACGAGTGATACCCCTGGTACATTGAAATTTACGTCTGTGATAACCCCTTTTCTGAAAGATAAGGGCACCGCCACAGCTAATGGTACTTATACCATTGCGTTTCTACCAATGTCTTGGATATCACAAATGTTCGCAAATTGGCGTGGTGATATAATATTTAGATTTAAAATTATTTGTTCGAAATACCACAAAGGAAGGCTGCGATTAACATGGGATCCATTGGGGAGTTTAACTTCCTCAACAGATTATACCCATGTCGCATTCACCAAGATTATTGATCTTGGTGAGACGGACGATTTTGAATTCAAGGTCCCCTACCTCCAAGCATTACCTTGGTGTAGGACGTCCTCGAATTTAACTAGCAACGGGTGGTCTACATCAGTGTATACAAGTCCCACTGCTAGTGTTCATAATGGTTCGTTAACTCTTCGTGTGTTGACTAATTTATCGGCTCCAGTGGATACTGCTCCGGTATCTATATTGGTCTTTGCGCGAGGTTCAGAGAATCTTGAGTTTGCTAATCCTATTGACGTGGATAGGCACTTATCAGGATTCTCTATGCAAGGTGGTGACGAATTTATGACTGATAATAAACCTCTTGATGAGCGTTATTTGATAAATTGGGGAGAACCAATCCCCTCGTTGAGGTTATTATTACGTCGTTCCACATTGGTAGACTCGATGACTCTAGATTTGACAAATTGGGTCTCTACTGATGAATATGGAATATATAGATTTCGTCAAACACGTTTCCCACCTATGCCGGGATATGATGGGAATGCTTTCACCAAAGCGAAGGGTGTTGAAAATACAACTTTTACCACAAATTTTAGTTTTACAAGTATGAACCCTTTGGTTTGGATAGCACTTGGATTTATTGGTATGAGAGGAAGTACAAGGTGGCATATAAATGTTGAAGATACTGGTGGTAATACACCACATAGTGTTTCAGTTTATAGGACACCTGAAACTTTGATTTCAGCTGGTACTAATATACAAGAAGGTAAATATATTAGTATAGCAGCATCGACTGTCACTTCTCAATCAATATCCAAGGGAGCATTTTGGAA